GATGGCATCCTTCGCCGAGTCTTCGAGCGATTCGAAGTTGGCTGTTTCGCCTGCTTCCATTGCTTCCATGACAGAATAGATTCGAGTAATTTTTTGGTGCACCATATCAAGAATCGTAGCACAGCCACGCGGATAATGATCAGCCTGACGGATACGCGACTTTTCATTCTGGTAATCTTTCGACTTTCGTTGCTGAAGCTCAGCACATTCTTGTAGGACTTTAAGAGACTCACGCATACGTCAATTCCTTCTCAACTTTAATTGTTCCATTATTACATTTTGCAAAACGTTCATCATACAACTTCATTAAACCTCTTTTCCATATGGCATATGTTGGCAGCCAAAGATTAGGTCTATATGATCGCATAATATTAGAAACTGTGTGATCGTTCATTAGATCTTCGTAGTGGTTGATTATTGCAACCGTTTTATCTTTATCTACAATCTTCAGTGGTTTAAAGCTTGTAACCCACGGCTTTTCTTGATTCTTATAGTACATAAAGATTTTAGCAATGGAATCACTATCATATTTTTTTGGAAGATTTAAAACAAAATACTCCGGATCTTCAATAATGTCAACAATATTATGAGGATTCAATGGCGCATATTCAGCACCATTCCATTTGTATTTGTTATAGAGATAATAATCAAATGTTTCTCTATTATATATGAACACATACAAATGCTCTGGATAATTTCTCCAAAGCTCTTTCAATTTAATTTGATTGCATTTGTTAACAACGTGGTCAACACCAGCTTCGTCATCAGTAGTTTTAATTTCTACAGGTTCATCAACTGGATTAATAACATCTCCGTACTTGTGAGGATCGCTAGTATATCCATGATACTGCATCAGATATAATTCTGCAGACTGTCCTTGAACACAATAGTTAAAGATTTGATCTAAAGATCTGCCACGAGCTCGCGACGGGTGTTCAAAAATACCTTTAGCTTCTTCTAAAGCTCTATCACATAGCAGAACTTGATCTAGTTCATGTCTGTTAAATTCCATAATTAAATCTTCTTTCTTTTCCACCCAGACCATTTCTTTGAAGTCGCAGTAACACAACGATAGTAAATGTCTTTTTCAGAACAATTGTGAGCCGCAGCAGCTTCACTTGTACTGTTATATACTACATCGTAAATATTGTAAACATATTTTTGTTTACGGCGAGGAGTAAATGCAACCATCGGGCTAACAACCTGTGAATATTCCCATTCAACATCACGCCGAGTCTTAATAGTCTTTTTAGTATCAACTTTTTTAAGAGCTTCATTTTCAGCGCGAGAAACACGGTGGACTCTAGTAGACCAAGCAAGAATTGCAGCAATTCGTTTAACACTGTGACCAGCCATGATTTTCTTAAGAATAAGACGACCGGAAGCTTTACGACCAGTAAAGTGATCAAGAGTAGGATTTTTTTGTTTGATTCCTTCTATTGATATAAGACCCGAATATGTATTAGGGGCCCGCTTAATTTCTTCAGCAATCAAGCCAGCACGGCGTTCAAACACATGCTTAATATTAAGCTTGCCCTTTTCATGAAGAGGGCGCATCATGTCACAAAGATCGTCAGCGATATCTAGATATCGTTCCCAACGTTGTTCTTTAGCAAGTTCTTTAGCCATAACAAATTTCCTGTGTTAGAATTATAGTCTAACACAGTTTTCAAAAAATGTCAACCAATATGTGAAAGCAAACCATGATTGCCTTCATGGTTCGGTGCAACCCAGCCTTCTGGCTTAATCAAATCTGGCAAACCAAGAGGATTCGGCCGACTTGGCTTTATACCAACTTCCTTGGACATATTGGCCTTATGTACAGCATCCCATGCTGCGTGTGAATTGACTTCAAACGCGTCGAGTGTACCAATAGCAACCACACACAGGTCAATCAACGCATCAACAACTTCTTCCGGATTGCCCATATTGTCCTTAAGTTCGTTCAGTTCTTCCTCAAGAAACTTGACTCGAAACTCAAGAAATTGCTTGAGCTTCTCAGCATCAAACTCACGAACCTTTTCATTCACGCCATACTTGGCATGCATGTCTTCAATATCCCATACCCAATTCAAACTCATGACTTTAGTGCCTCCAAAATTTGTTCTGCTTCAGGTGTTAAACTTTTAACACGTAATCCGCCAGCGGTTACTGGTGTTCCTTTATTTAGCTTTGCTTGAAGCTTCCTTGCTTGTTCAAGATGATATGCATTTGCACGTTTAGTATGAACAATACCTTCAAGGTGATCAAACTCGTGCTGAAATACTCGAGCAGACATGCCATCAAAAACTCGAGTTTCTGTTTGACCATCTGGGTGTGTAAAACGAACTTTGATCTTTTTTGGACGCTTGACCTTAACCCAAAGATTAGGATAACTCAAACAACCTTCTTCTAAATACACTACTTCACTTGAAATGTCAACAATTTTTGGATTGAAAACACCAATTATATTTTCAGCTCGCATAACAAATGCTCGATAAGGAAGTCCAATCTGCGGAGCAGCAAGACCAAGCCCATCGAGTTCTCTCATCGTTTCAGCTAAATTATTATAAAGTTCTACCGGATTGATTGGAGGATTTTTAAAATCAAAGAGATCAGTCTTTTGCTTAAGAATCAAATCATTACAATCTACTAGTTCATGAATCATGCTGCCATCCTACTAAAGTTTGCGTGCTTTTCAAATTTAATTACGCTGTGGAACTTGTCATAGAGTTGATCACCCTTATGACTAATTACAAAGGTGTTAGTATCTTGTGTAAGTCCTTCAAGGATCTTCATGAATTCTTCCGTACCGCCGACATCAAGCGATGAGTCGAAGACTTCATCCATGATGAGAAGGTTGGTCGAAGCAGAATTGCGGAGCTTAGCAATAGCCCGCCAGGTAAACATAAGGCTGAGATCAATGCGCATCTTTTCTCCCTCGGAGAAAGAGGCATAGCTGAAATCATCTCTGTAACGTGATTTAATAGTTTCATTAAAATTCTCATCCAATTCAAACTGGACAAAGAAGTCCATTGCTGCAAGATACTTATTGATCAGTTTGTTCATTACCGGAACATACTGCTTGATGATCTTGGTTTTGATACCAGTGTCCTTGAGCAACACTCCTGCAACTTCCAACACTTGGCGGTGGTGTGCTAATTCTTCTTTGCGAACTGCAGACTTCTTAAGATCTTTCTTAAATTGATCAATGTCATCGTTGCCACTATCAATTGCACGATTGTTATTTCGAATCGATTCAATCTCAGCATTCAAAGTCTTAATCGAGTTTTGCCAAGAACGAATGTCAGCATTATAACCAGTGATTTGAGTGTTGCATATGGTAATCTGCGAGTTAATAATAGCAATCTCATTCAGTCTTGTTTCAATAATTTCCATTTGCTTTTCAATTGCAGCCATGGCATCATGAATCTCAGATGTTTTGGTTGTGCGATTGGTGATCCATTCTTCCTTGAAGTTATGATCAATACCCTGGCGACATGTCGGGCAATTGTCATGATCATGGAAAAAATCAATTTCTTTCTTAAACTTCTTGATCTTGGTTTCGAGATCAGATTCCATCTGGACCAGTTTTGCCTTACGGCGACTTACTGTACTCGAATCCTGAATCGATTCGTTCAACGCAGTAATTTGATTTGAAGCTTCTTCAATTAGAACTTCAGTAGAAGCCACTCGATCTAAAAGTTCGTTAATCATATCTTGCTTGGCTTTAATCAAATCTTCGTTGTTAGTACGAAGAGAGATAATATGCTTTTCAGCTAGCTCGATCTTATTCTCAATGATAGTAATCTTATGATCTATATCATTGATATCGGTTCTATTCTCAACAATCTTTTCTTTTAAAAGAGTGTTCATCGTACTAAAGATTTGGATATCCAATAGGTCTTCAATCACTTCTCTACGTGCATGTGCAGGAAGTTGCATAAAGGGCAGATAGTTTGCAGAACCTAGTACTACAATTTGACCGAAAGATTTGAAACTTAGTTTCAAGATTTGCTTCTCAAATAGATCTTGATAATCTTTAACAGAAGAACTTTGGTTAATTAGTACATTATTTTGGTAAATCTCGAATAGGTGTGGTTTCATACCCCTTCGCACAAGAAAATCATTTTTACCGATAGAGAACTCACATTCTACGAGAAGTCCTTTATTGGTGATAGAATTCATAAGCTGAGGCTTGTTGATATTACGAAATGGTTTACCATACAAAGCAAATACCAGCGCATCCAGAATAGTGGACTTGCCGGCACCGTTTTCACCAACGATAAGTGTAGACTTACTCCGATCCAATCGGATTTCAGTCATTTGATTACCAGTTGACAGAAGGTTCTGCCAACGAAGTTTTTTAAACAATATCATTTAGTTTTACTCTACCTGTAAAGCTTCACTATACAACGTTCTGAGAAAATTGTCAAGGCGTTTCTTATCTACAGGAGTTTCCCATTGGTCAACTACTTTAGTAAGAATCGTAAGTGTATCTTCTGCTTCATTGACAATGTCACTGTCATCTTCTAGTTGAAGATTAAGATTGTCTTCGACAACTTGAATGTCAAGAGCGCCTGCCTTTTCGAGTCTATCAATATATGTATCAAACCAGAAAGGGTTGTTCTTGTTCTTTACAATAACCTTGACATAGGTTCCTTTGGCTGCACCAAAGTCGAAGCCATTGATATAGTCAAAGCTTTCCCACTTAGTATCGTCATAGAACCACTTTTGAAACATCTTGTAAGGATTTTGTATGAATGTCAGCTCACGTGTGTCTGTGTCAAATATATGAAAGCCCCTTGGATCATCGTAATCAGACCAAGACATTTCATAGGGTGCGCCGAGATAATTGATATTGCCACGCGTGGATTTATGGTGGAAATGACCAGAACAAACGACATCAAACTTATTAAAAATGCTAGCGCTAAATCCATGATCATTTACTGCACCTTTATACATTTCGAAGCCGGCAAGTTCAAGATGCCCAAACAAAACCTGAGCGTCTGTGTTATTAATAAATTCCATGCTCTCATCATAATTGCCAGAGCAGATCCATGGAAGCACGGCGATTTTCAACCCATCAATATCTACTTCAGTTGGATCTGAGTAATAATGAATATCATAAGTCGAGTGATCAAAGAGCTCACGCATCGAGTTCACATCGTTTGTGTTCTTGAACGATGTATCGTGATTGCCAATGATGACGTCTAGTCTAATTGCTGAAGTATCACAGTGTTCGACGAATCGTCTGAGATGTCGAGCCGTGACGAAGTTGATGTATTTTCGGCGATCCACAATATCACCAAGATGGAAAATACGACTAATGCCATGTTTAGCAAGGTACGGAAAGAATTGTTCATAATAAAACCTATTAAAATACTCAGCAAAAGCCACAGAGTCGCCTCGTGCTCCCCAGTGAGTGTCGGTGATCAAAGCAATTTTCATTTATACCTTCTTGACTTTCTTTTCATATTCTTCAAGACACCTATTGCAAAAATCACGAATGTTTTGCAGGTTCATCATATAGTTATACCGTATCGTAACTGTATTGGAAGGGTCTAACATATTTTGTCTGTACTGCTCAAGCAGAGGTGGAATATTTAAATTACTCATCTTCATCCTCGATAAACTTTTCTACGCCCTTCTTGGGCTTTTTAACTACTGGGTTTTTAGCTTCGAACTTCTCTACAAGATCGTTTAGCTTTTCATTAACATTTATATATGCCGCATCAAAGTGTGATCGATCTTCCGGAGCCATATCAACAAGAGTATTCATCACAATCGAATTCTCAAAACTCTTGTGTTTGATATAAAGCTGCTTCTTTTCTTTTTCTATTCTACGCAGAAATGCATTGTATACGATTTGTGTAAAGTATGCAAATGGATTGTTTGTCTTTTCCGGATTGAAGTTATGCAAATACCGCAGACAATTTTCAATAGCATCGCCGGTCATTTCTTCACGATACGAGTAACCAACAAAGTTTGGTCGAGTCGCAAGTCGCTCAGCAATTAACATGATACACTGCCCAACATATCTTGGAACTCGAGGACGGTCTTCGCCGAGTCTTTTAGATTCTTGGTAAGCAGTGTGGTACTTTACCATTTCGGTATAAAAGAGTTTATTGTCGATATAATGATTCGACTTCTTTTTCTTTGGTACGCTTTCCATTATAACCTCAATTCAATTTTGATCGATCCGGCATCAACATAGCCATTAACTTTTCATATCGTGTTTCAGCCTGAGTCATTTCATGCAAAGCTTCGTTTACAATATCATCTGACGACTTTTTGTCATACAAAGAAACAAGCTTTTCATAGTAATTGCACATTGCTTTTGAAATAGGAAATTCAAATACTACATGCGACTTACTGACTATTATATAATCAGACGAAGAAAATGTCAACACGTTTGTGAGCTTAGATCCAGCTAGACCATCTTCATTAATTGTTTCGACAATATAAAATGGATTGAAAACTTTAAAGCTTTCGTAATGGTCTTCAACATTACCAATAATTTGTTCACCGTTCATAAGACTAATTGCACGAATCATTATACCCTCGCTGTAAATGAGTTGTCTTTTAAAATGCTAAACGTTTCTTCCCAACCAGATACTGTATAGCATTTATCGGCTAACAGTGAAATGGTATGATCGTTTCCACCAGGTTCTGTTTTATCACCAAAAAATACAAAAGGCTTTACATCTTTGACTATCTGGCTTTTGTCGTTACCTTTAAGGTAAATATCAATTCCGGTTTCACCTGCTACTGTAGCTTCCAATCTAGGAAATTTCAAAGTTATTAGTTTGGCTAAATTGGCTCTTTCATTGATAGCAGAATCATATTGTACGTATTCTTTTCGCTGATCATGATTTGCACTTCGGCCAACTACACTAAAATTATAAAGACCAAGTCGACTTTCAATATGCTGACCTGTTTTTTCAGGATACGCACTCAATGTTAATAGCATATTTAAGAATTCGAATTCTTCCTGTGTTAACTCGAATGTGTTAGCATACACTTGTTTGCCGGCAACATAAAGAGCATTGCCTGCACAACTATAAACACCAGCAACGCTTTCACAAATTTCCGGACCAAGCTGTTCTAACGTTTTAGCGTAATCACTTCCGGTAACAAAATACACTGTGTTATGTTTAATAAAGTCGAGGAACCATGTAGCAAATGTACTATCAACAATTTGTCTACTGGGAGTTAGTGTGCCGTCTACATCAAAAACAAAATTCATTATAACCTCACGTTGTAAATTTCGTAATCAAACTGTTCTGAATCATAAATCTTAGTACGCTCTAAGAAATGTTTCAGAGTAAAATTTTGGTGTGACTTGTGAGATAGATCATCTACAATGTCATATAAGATCGCACCGTGTTCTTGTTTTTCTTCGTGCAATCTTAGCATACGACCAATTGATTGCAGCACTTTAATCTTAGACTTTGATGGTGAAGCTGCAATCATATGATGTAGTTTATTTATGCTGACACCGGTCGAGGTTGTTCCCAATGAAGCGATGAGAGTTGCATTATGTTCATCCTCAATAGCTCTACGAATTGCTTCTCGTTCATTGCCGGAGACGCCGCCATCGATGTAGAAGACATTGTGATTAGAATCAGCGCTAATGAGATCGTTAAGAATTTTACCATGGTCGATAATCCTAAAGAATACAAGTTTGTTACCCTTTAAAGAAAGGGCGAGATTTTTAATGAATTTGTTACGACTGGCATTAGATACGAGAAAGTCAATTTCCTCTGCATAGGTTTTTCCTCGTACAGACTTTGCCACTTCATCGGAGTATTTGAGCACAATACATTTAATTTTGAGCTTTGCGACATATCCTTGGTCCATAAGCTCTTTAGTAGAGACTGCTTGATACTTTGGTCCAAATAGTCCCTCAATTGTTGCTTCATTGAGAGGGTTGCCGTCAAGAGTTCCAGTTGTTCCAAATCGATATTTGCAATTTTGCAAACTGCTAAGGATTTGAATGAGACTTGTGGCTTTACATCCGTGGGCTTCATCGCCAAAAACGGCACCAAACTGTTGGTACCATGGCTTTGGCATTCTGGTTTTTCCGTTATTGAGAGATTGCCAAGTAGTAATGACGATGTCTGCGTCGATGTTATCAGACTTAAGAAGTCCTCCGATTGAGGTGTGAATCTTTCCGGTATAGCCATAGTCTCTAAAGTCGCTTTCCATTTGCGTGACTAGACCGATTGTAGGAACAACAATCAGTCCTTTGTGGCCCATTTGCTGGTACCATCTCATGATTACCTATATCATAAAAGACTTACCAGACGATGTAGGACTGACAAGAGTTCTACGTGTAGATCTTAGACACTTAAGAATAGAGTCAAACTGGTAATCTCGTGATTGATATTTTTCAGGTATTCCAAGTGATTTAATAAACTGTTCGAGCTCAAATTCAGAAATATTTTCATAAAGCAATTCATCATCAAATGAAAAACTATATCCACGGGAATCGCAAAACTTTTTAATTCTTTGAGTAAGACCGGCGTAACAAGTTCCAGCCAAATTGTTAATCAGGCGTATTTTACCATCCCACATTCTTGCTCGATATTTGGGATTAAACTTATAACCTTCTGCGTAAAACGTAAACTGATCCGACAATTCCATAATTGTCGAAGGTTCGGCTACTACTTTTACATGAACTCTATCAATATACTTTAAATGGATATCACTCATTAAATACCAACTTTGAATTTCTCCCAGTCAATCGCAGATTTAATGTTGAAGCCACGGTTAGTGAGAGATTTAATAATGGACTCAAGAAGCTCAAGCTTCTCCTGTTGAATACCAATCTTGAGTGTGATGTTAACCACATCCTTATCGGCCTCTATATAATTATTCACATCTGACCGAAGGATCTTACCCTGAGGTGGAAGTCTCCAACCCCTGGCATGAGTTTCTTCAGTCGGTCCCATAGTAAAAAACTCGTGCTTTTCAAGCTTCAGTTGCTTGAGCTCGACCTCGTATTTACGAAGTATCAAACGTTCATTTGTAAAAATCTTAAAATATTTATGATGGAGTTTTGGAATGCGCAACACCTCATTGCCCAGTTCAGAGCGATCGATGTTTGCGTCTTGTTCCCATTCGGTGTAGATATCTTCTAGTTTCATAATATAAGTCTACCACAGATTATAAAAAATGTCAATCAATAAGTTCGATATTATACTTTAAATATTCAAATTCTGCTGTACACTGCACGTAGTTAACATCCGTGTCGGTTGTGTTAAACTCTAAATCACCAATTGCAATTGGAAATGCATCATGAAAAGTTACTTTAATATTTGATCTCATTGAACTGTTTAGAATAATAAGAGTAATATCTGAATAAACTGTTTGTGGATTACCAGGATCTACATTCTTTAAAGCTTTATACTGATCAAAACTTTCTGGCGCACCAAGTCCTACCATCCAATTGTAGATCTCGAGATAGTCAGTCATATCTTCGCTGACTCTAAAAGATAAAGAAAACGGTGAGTATGTGATATGACTAGCAATAGGAATATTTACAAACGGAGTAGGACTCTCTGCTTGACTTAATTGCAATCCTGGAAGACGCACATCCTGTACATTAAAATTTAAGTTCGGAGCTCGAGTCAGACTGAACCTAAACCCTAAAGGAGATAAGAAATTCTTATTAGCAGGAACGTTGATAGCAGACATATTATTCCTTTAAAGACTTAAATTCATTATACATCAATTATTTATAATGTCAACAGATAAAAAGAGAGGGGACCGAAGCCCCCTCTCAAGTTTGGTTGGTTATTCCAACTCTTATGATTACATAAGATTTGAGATAAGAACGCGACGGTAGTACTTGTTCGAATCCTGCTCGAGAGTAGCTGTGCTATCAGCAGCAGTTGTACCCTTAGCGAATGGATTTGGAGCCATGCCGTAGCGTGTCTTGAAGCCGATCTTTGGCTGGAATGAGCCTGGATCAACTGCACGAACCATTTGTAGTGGAACGTATGGGCAGTAGAACAGACCAGCGTCATATGGGTTCGAACCCTTATAACCAACTACCAGGTAGTTTGTGCCAGCATATGGATCGATGTAAACCTTGATACGACCGTTGATAACACCAGCGAATGTGTTACCTGTATCGTCAATGTTCAGCGAGTTTGTGTTAAGAGCTGGAGCATAATCCAGAACACCAGCCATCTGAAGTGCAGAAGCTACGTCTGACGAACAGATGATGATGTTACCCTTACCACGACGGGTTTGCTTAGCAATCTGGTTGCATTCGCGTTCGATTTGGAACAGAAGACCCTTGAACTTTTCAACCATCCAACGACCGTTTGAGTCGGTGTCAAGATCGAAGAAGCCCGAAGTTGTTGTACCTTCTGTAGCGCCACGCTCAGCAGTGATGATGATCGAGCGAACAACTTCACGGTTGATTTCAGCCAGAATTTCTGCCGAAAGAATATTCGACAATTCTGTTTCAGCGTCAAGACCGTGAATTGCCTTCAGATCCTGTGCCAGTTCCAGAGTGTATTCTGCTTTCAGAGCGCGAGTCTTAGCAGCAACAGTTACCTTCTCGATTGAGAAGCCCATTTCTGGGAAGATGTAAGTGCTGTTTGCACCAAGAAGTTCGCCTGTGCCAAGCAAAAGACCCATTGTGTAGTTATAGGTCGAGTTACCTGCGTTGTTCGAAGAACCAGGAGCTGTACCAACTGTGTTAGCACCAACAGCTGTTGCAGAACCTGCACCAGTGTTAGCAGCATCAACACCTGCGCCGAGACGCGAAGAGTGACCTGTGTTTGCTTCGTTGTAGAATGCTTCAGCACCAAGAGCGCTTGAGTTAGCATACTTCGAACGCATTGCGAAGATAAGACCTGTTGGGCCTGACATTGGCTGAACGCCGCAGATGTCATACGCAATCAGGTTTGGCATCGAACGACGAACCAGCGAAATAAGTACTGGATCGAAGTTTGCAGCGTTGCCTGCTGTATTGATGTGTGTTGCTTCGCCTAGAAGTTGTTGACCACCACCTTGTGCAGCCGACTCACGAAGAGCTGCTTCAGTGTTTTCCAGGATTTGTGCGGTTACATAGCGCTTGTGTGCACTGCCGATTTCTGGCAGATCACTGTGTTCAAGCACTGGCTTCCACTTGTTTTGTAGTTCCTCAGCTAACATTTTATTCTCCCTTTACCTTTCTGGGCATTTGGTAATTTTATTTATTACTTTACGTTTCTTGAAATAGCGCTTACGTAGTGAGCCATGTCTTGGCGTGTTTCTACAACACGTTCAACACCTTCATCGGCTTCTTCGGTAACGACACCAGTTGTAACTTCTTTCTTCTCAGAGAAGTACTTGTTTCTGATAATGTGAAGCTTCTTAGAATAAGTTTCAGCATCGCCAAACTCAATGCCTTCTGCAAGCGTACGAAGCTTTTCAACTTGTGTAGCTGCTAGGCCTTCGCTTACTTCGTCAAATGTAGCTTCCATTGTTGCTTCATCAATTACTGATTGAAGTTCAAATTGCTTATTAATTGACTCGTCGAGCTTACCTTCGAGGTCTTCGATTTGCGCATGAAGTTCACCAAGAACATCAAGCTTTTCATCAGGAACATTAATGTAGCTTTCAGCAAACAGATTGCGTAGACCTTCCATAAAGTCTTCTGCAACTTGTGAACGAATTGAAGATTCAAGAGCGAGTTTGTTATCTTCAATCCATTGCTCAACTACGTAATCAAGGTATTGATCAACCTTTTCGGTCATCTCTTCCTTAACAGCATCTACAGCTTCATCAAGCTGAGTTGCAAATTCTTCTTCTAGGCGAACTGCTTCAAGGTTCGCACGAGCTGCTACAGCTGCTTCAAAGATTGTTGATGCACGATCTTTGAACTCTTCCGAAAGGTCGTCGCCTGCAAACATTTCAGCAACGTCTTCCTTCATAGCACCGAGTGTCGCAGCTGGCATTTGACCAAGAGCTGGTCCACCACCTGGAGCTGTTGCCGAAGGAACACCATCTGGGCTGTACTTCTTGATTGAGTCATTGAAGAAATGCGATAGATCTTCCTTACCAAGCTGAGCCATCAGCGAGGTCATGGTTGCTAGCATTTCAACACGAGTTGGGTTAGGCTTCAGAGTTTCCGAAGCAGCCGATTCGTCAAGAAAATCTTCGTTCTCAACGATATCAGTTAGTTCCTTATCTGACATTTTGCACTCCTTAGTGAATTTGATTTATTTATTTGATTCAGGATTTCGAAATCTCGTTGAGAAAATTCTCAAAGATCTTAAGTTTATTGACTTCTAATTGTCTAGAAGATACAGCTTTTTCAATGATTTGAACCGTTTGTTCTGCAACTCGTGCTTTCTTAGCGATAAGCAGTTCGTTTTCCCAGATCCATTCTACACCTTCCATAATACCATTGACAAAAGCATCTGGAGCAGATGGATCTGCTACAATATCAGCAGCTGTTGCTAGATAAAAATCGTTTTGTACTTCATTGATTCCTTCTTTGTTGAGCTTAATTGAGCCCATACCACGAGAAGAAACACCAAGCTTTACACCTTCACCAACAAGACCCTTGGCAATATTACCAAAAGGAGTATCCATAAGCTTAGCACGACCAACAAAGTTATTACCTTCTTGGCGAAGATTTGTAATCAAGTGAGAAACACGATCCAAATTAATTTGCGGACCTTCTGGGTGACCAAGTTCACCAAGAGCTCTACCTGATTTTACGTATGATTCATTGTAGCGTTCTACTTCCTTGGCAAGAGTCTCAACTGGATACATACGTCCGTTGCGATTCTTAATGCCACCCTGAAGGAACACACCTTCAATGAATACGTTTTTCTTACCGTCTTCACGAGCTTCGGTAATTGTTTTTAGGTCTTCAAAGACTTCTGTAATGAGTTTCATTTCGGCCTCTTTTAAATCTTTATGTTTTTATTTATATTAAAACCAAACACGAAAAGGAGTGTTCGGAGTTGGTATAACATATGGCTCGAGAAT